AGCAAAATGGAAACAAGAGCCATCATTGATTTTACTAGAGAATGATATATTACGTATTGAAAAGCTCAAAGGCTTTGTCAAATACAATCGTGATAAGATTGAGAAACAAGTTAATGAATTTCTTACGACAATATATTAAATTTATACTACGCAAATACTAAGGAAATACTATGGATATTAATACGTTACGACAATCCCGTAATCAAGATTTCAATCAGATCTCATCTGCATTTGAATCTATCGCAAACCCAGGTCAGCAAGCCAAAAACAATTATGAAGATGATCGTATTTGGAAACCAACCCCTGACAAAGCAGGTAACGCTACTGCAACAATCCGCTTCTTACCAAAACACCCTGATGATGAATTACCTTGGGTAAAAGTATTCTCACATGGTTTCCAAGGCCCATCTGGTCGTTGGTACATCGAGAACTCTTTAACTACTCTAGGTGAAAGTGATCCTGTTGGTGAATTGAATTCTAAGTTATGGAATTCTGGTGTAGAAGCCAATAAAGAAATTGCAAGAAAACAAAAACGTAGATTACATTTCTACTCTAATGTTCTTGTTATTGCTGATCCTGCAAACCCAGAAAATGAAGGTAAAGTAATGTTATTTAGATATGGTAAACGTATCTTTGATAAAATTATGGATAAAGCTAAACCTACATTTGAAGATGAGAAACCAGTGAATGTGTTTGATTTATGGGAAGGTGCTAACTTTAAACTTAGAATGAAAAAAGTTGAAGGTTATCCTAACTATGATTCATCATCTTTTTCTGATCCAGCTCCGGTTGCACCATCAGATGAAGCAATCTTAGAAGTTGTTAATAAACAATATAGACTAGGAGAATTCCTAGATCGTAAGAACTTCAAATCTTATGAAGAACTAAAAACTAAACTTGATCAAGTACTCAGTGGAGATGGTGGCGTAGCTGCTTCTGCTTCTGATCTTGTACAAGAAGATATACCATCACAACCAGCACCAGAATATAGAGCAGCTCCTGCTCCTGAACCTGTAGCTGCACCATCTCCTGAACCCTCACTCAGTTCAGATGATGATGATGATGTTATGAGTTACTTCCAAAAGATAGCGGATCAAGACTAAGAAAAAGGGGCTTCGGCCCCTTTCTTTTAAAACGATGATGCATTAGACTCTAAGGCCCAATTTCCTCTATAATATGCAGAAACTGTATTATCATTATTTCTAACTTGCGGTCTAATAAAGTTATTAGATGTTTGAGTGTTTATATTAGTGTTTGTTGGAGCATTAATATTAGCATTACCTCCGCCTTTTCTTGCTTCTCTATCATAATCTGATATTTGTTTACTTGTATCAGAAACTATATCTCCAGATTTTGCGTCATATACAACACCTTGTTTTATAATGTATTCTCCTGGAGGAAGATCTTCAACTTGTTGTCTTAATTTCATGCGTCTCTCGTCAATCATTTGTCTACGTTGAGACTTATTACTCTTTCTAGTAGCAGCCACTGCTCCAGCAGGATCTGCAGATTTTGCTATATCGCTTGCAGCAACTACTTGTTCTTCAACTTGTTCACTATCAACATCATCAAATCCACCCATTCCACGGGCAAGTTTTTCCATACCAACACCAGCTTTTTCTAGGTCTGGACCTAATGCTGCAATTTCTTGTAAGTTTTCTACAGTAGATTTTTGACCGGTTACTGCTCTAAATAAACCTCCAACAAGATTAGTTACCCCTGCTACAGCTTCGCCCGCACTAAATGCTATCAGACCACCAGCAATTGCAGTAAGACCTAAACCAACCTTCAGCATATTTCCAGCATCTAGTACAGATAATCTTTCAATAGATTCGACTATCTTATCCATAAATCCTGTAATTGCACCTGCTATTGTTGTAATCAAATCAGTAATGACTCCACCAATACGGACAATCATTTCTGGGATACCTTTAATAAATTCTATTAATACACTTCCCATTGTTTTAACTACATCAGATAATACTGGAGCAAGTTTTTCCATGAATGGAGCCATATAACCTAATGCTTTACCGATACCCATAAATGCTAATGTTAAAGCACCTAAACCCAATAAGACTGGAGGAGCAGCCAATGCTGCTAATGCAGGTACCATAGCCAATATACCTTGTGCTAATCCTTGTCCAATCGATTTTGCAAGTATTCCTAAACCTTTTCCTAATCCAGCAATACCTTTACCTAAAAATCCTAATCCTGCTCCAATTCCTTTAAGTAATCCGCCGCCTTTTGGTGTATCTTCACTGCCACCGCCTGTTGTAGTTGAACCACCAGTATTTTCAACAATTTTTTCTAATAATTTAGTTTGATCATCACGGGCTTTTATATCTTCACGTTCTTTTTCAGATAATCCTTTACTATCTTTTTTGCCCTCTTTAATATTTTCGTTTTGTTTTTGTTTAGATCCAAATGATGACATAGATGATAGTTTTGCTAATGCATTTAACTTTTGTCCTCGACCATCTTTTTTCATGGCAGCTTCTTCAGCAGTTTTTTCGTCAATGCCATTATTAATCATAAACTGCTTATCTTTTTCAACAGCAGTTTCTAATTTTGCTTGTTCTCTTCTTTGTTTTTGTTCTTTTTTTGCTTCGCCGCTTAATTGGAAGCCTTGTTTTAATTTATTGAAAACCCCTTTTACTTCAGGTACTTCACCAGCCATAACACGAGCTTTAATTCTATCATTACGTGCTTTTCTAGCTTCAAAGGCTTGGTCTATTATGCCACCGCCACCTTTTTTCACAATACCTGTTTTATCTAAGAAGCCTCTAGGGGTTAGAAAGTTAGCTACACCACTAACAGCTCCTCCTACTCCTCGCTTAACAGCACCACCAATATTTCCAGCAATAGTATTATGAACTTTTCTTTCTCGCTGTTCATCTAATATGGCTTTATTTTGTTTTGTTAGTGTGTCTTTAAATCCACCGGCTGCAATCTTTTTTAATTCTTTTGTTATGTCTGCATCAGACATTCCTTTAGAACGAAACTCTTTCTTAAGATCTAAGGTAGCTTTTGTTTGCCCCTGAAGTTCTTTATTTTGCTTTTCGTTAAGTTGTACTAACTTTTGTAGTATTTCTTTCATTAAGCTTTACTTTCTCTCTTTTGTTTCTCTTCTTCTAAGAATTGTATAAGCATAGCAACGTAGATTTCCCTCTCAAAAGGCATCATATTTTCTATATCAGATAATGAATAGTTATGATGCTGCATTAATGCAAAGTTTGTTTTATAGTGATTCTGCAAACTTTCATGAGAGAGATTTATTAAAAAAAACTTTCAAGTCCTCTTAGTAGTTTATTATGTTCTTTGTTACAAACTGGACATGTATATTGTATAGCATGTTCTAAAACTGGCATTGTATCAAAGAATTCTCTAATTTTTCCAAACTGTTCACCAGTTAAATTGTTTAGAAATTCCATTGTTTCTGCTTCTGGCTGTTCTTTAATATGAAATACTTCAGAACTATTATATACTGTATCAATACATTTTCCTATGATTTCAAATACTTTTTCGTAATCATTTTCTTCAGCAGATTCTAATTCTTTAATAATATCAATTGTTGGATATTTCATCATAACACCAACATCGTCAAATAACTTAATATTATTTGTATGCTTTTCATTTCTAGATACATTTAACTTTGTTAGATCTATGTTTACTTTTGCAACAGCTTTATCATCAGTACATGTATCGCATTCTAATGTTAGATCAATCATTTCACCTACAGATTTTGATCTTAATTTAACAAAAATATATTCAATATCAAACGTCGCTAGTGAATCAACATCTATATCTTGTTTTACACAAGATTTAATTACCTCTTTAATAGAACTTAGCATTACATGTGGATCTTCTGATTGTTGTGCAATCAATAATGCTTTTTCTTCTTTTATTAAAAATGGTCTAAATTCTACTTCTTTTCCTGTAGATGGCACCGTTAATTTATATATCGGTGCGGTATTCATTGGCAATGCCATTACTAATCTCCTTTATTATCTAAATCATTAAGTAGTTTATTCAACTCACTTGTACTGCCTACAAAGATAGCATTATTATTAGTAACGCCTTCTTTCTTTTCAGAACCTTTAGGGTTATCTAATTTTTGCTTTCTTTCATGTAGATTAAGTAGCTGTTCATTCACATCAGCTAGCTGCTTAATTAAGTTACCTACAACCTCAAACGCTCTAGGGTGTTCAGATTGTTTAGCAATCTCTAATGCATTCATCAATGCATCTTGACCATTAACTAAAAGTCCATGAAGGTTATCACGAGACCTGTCATAGTCAAAATTAATATTTTCTTCCATCTTTTTAGACTTAGGTGGTAACACCGTTCCGTCTTTCTTTATAACTTCTGTCTTATCCATAGGTTCTGTATCGAACACTTTAGACAGATTATCATCAGTACTCATAATATACCTCTATTAATATCTGTATGAAGCTCCAGACAAACTATGTCCTCCTAATTGAGGAGTTACGCTATTACTATTATAGTCACCTTGAAATGAATTAAAGTCACTAAAATAATCTGTTGGTAATTTCATTGAGTCGCCTAGAAATCCCGCAGAAAGCTTTTCAAAAAAGCCTCTATTATCTGGATATTGAACTGTATTCATTGATAATGCTGAGGTCCAATATTTGTATTGCATTGTTACATTTAATTTCATTACATCTTTATTTGATGCATCTAGTTGTATTTGTCCAATATCTTTTAAATATGCTTCATGTAATGTAACTAAATATCTGGTATTATCATATACATCAAATACAGTTATATCTATATCCCGTGTATAATCTGCATAATACCCAGTTTCTCTACTATATGTATCAATAATTGAACCTTGCCAATCATCAAATAATCTTTTAACATGCATTGAATTATCAACATAAAATGTCATTGATACTGGTTGAAATAGTTTTTCATATGGCATCTCTCTTACTTCACCATATGTTAATGCAGGGCTTGTTCCAATTGTAACTCCTGGTAGTGAAACCGAATCACAAAATAATAATACCTTTTGCAAATCAATTGCATTACTCATTCCAGGTGGATTAGGTATATTAACTATATACCTATTATTGCGCATTAAGCCTTCAGCCTTAATTTGAGCTATAAAATCGTTTAACTTTGCCATATTAACCTCTTAATGAGTCTTGCCAGACTTTTTGTTTTGATGATCCAACAAACTGTTCAACCGGTAATAACATTGCTGTTGCCCAATCATTTGCAGGAATAACTTTTAATTGTGTTTTTACATGGCCAGCAAGATATCTCTTAACACATGGCTGAGCTAAACGATATCTTGAAACCCCATCTATAAGACTCCATGAGTATTTTAATCGTGTAGTTTCATCCATACTTTTATTTGATGCAAAATCCATTAATCTTTGTAATAGCATTACTCTCATTTGATATGGTAAATAATGCATATTTAAACCAGTAAATCCTGTAGAATCCTTTGAAAAAGGAAAAACTAAAGGAAACATATCATAATATGGTAATGTGTCTTTATGTTTTGGATCATATAAAAACATATATAACTTACCGGGCATAGGTCTAGATGTCAACTCTCCTCCTCGCATTGCTCTTTGCGGAGTTACTTGTTGACGACCTAATAATCTGGTTTGCTGCTGAAACCAATCTTTAGATTTCTTTGCAGCTTGACCTAAATCATATTGATTTTTATCAAAAATGTCTTTTAAAGATGCCATAATATTATTTATATGCTATATACCAAGTTCTTTCTCGGTTATTATTTTAAATTCATATCCTCTATCTTTACACCATTCCTCTGCAGCTTTCCATTTTGATTGATTTTTAATAAATGTATAGGACTCTGTAATAAATCTTCTTGTTTTCTTACCAGGATATTCAGGAGGTTTAGTTTGTGCATGTGGTTTGATTTCTACTATATAAGTCTTAATTGTACCGTCTGTTTGCTTTAATTTAATCCTAAAATCTACAAAATAACGATGTAATCTATTATCTGTATGACACCGGTATGGTATTACTGTCTCTTCTGATGACCATTTAACTACAGCCGGATTACGATCACACCACACAGCAAAGCGGGTTTCCCAACTGCTTCTCATAATGATATTTGTTGGGTCACCTTCATACTTTTCAGGGTAGATTGGTTGATATTTTCTTTTATGATACATATATCGTATATTTATTATAAATAATATAAAGACTTTTTAGGAAATGTAATGGCATTACAAGATATTGGAAAAAAGACAAAAGATCTTGCATCCTCTGTAGGAAAAGGTATTTCTGAAACGTGGAAAGAAGCTAGAAAAAATGCTTCAGATCCAACTTCTACGCCTTTATATAATTTACAAAATAAACCATCAAAGTATGATAATAAGTATCAGGTAGAAAACCATTCATATCCTGAAGATATAGAAGGGCATAATGATGAATATGGATATAATTATGCTGTATTTTATATTAATGTTTCTGAAGATTCTAGATTAGTTAAAGAACAACCTGAACTATTTGTTAAAGATCAGCCTCCTAGAATTGTTTCTGAATCTACTGCTCAAGTACAGAATGGAACTTCAGGCGAAGCTGATGCATATGCTATAGCGCCTGCAGCTGTAAAAAATACAGCAGGTGCTTTAGGTTTAGGTGCCATAATTGGTGGAGGAGGGGGTGCTGCAACTAGTGGAGCAGGTTTAGCATTAACAACTTTAGGTGTAGGTGCAGTTGCATTATCAGCATCTAATTTCCAAAATAAAACCCGAAGATTAAAAACTGCAATTAAATTACATATGCCTAATCAATTAAATATTAGGTACAGTGCAAATTATCAAGAAGAAGAAGTATTAGATGATGCTCTAATTGGAACATTAGCCCAAGGTGGAGCAGCTATGCTATTTGGTGCAGAAAATGATGCTAAAGATACTGATGTAAAAGATTTAACAAATAAATTTGCGTCTGGTATTGCGGCCGCAGCATTATCTAAAGATATGGCCGGCGGAAAAATGTTACAGCGTTTAGGAAGAATTGCCCCTAACCCAAGAAAAGAGCAACTATTTAAAAGTGTTGATGTTCGAACATTTCAAATTGATTATCAATTTTTTCCACGTTCACCTAAAGAAATGCAAAATGTGCAGAAGATCATATATGAATTAAAATATCATATGCACCCTGAATATAAAGACGCTAATGCATTTTTATATGTGTATCCTTCAGAATTTGATATAGTATATTATCATGGTAACCAAGAAAACCAAAATATTCATAAACATACGTCATGCGTTTTAACAGAATTAAATGTTAACTATACTCCTCAAGGAAGATTTAATTCATTTGCAGGCGGTGCACCAACGCAAATTAATGTGGTAATGACATTTAGAGAACTTCTACCACTTACAAAAGAAACAATTAAAGGTGGTTTATAATGTATTTTAAAAAATTTCCAAAGTTTCTATATGATTTTACAATAAATGGTAAAAATCGATATTTATTAGTTAAAGATATAACACAAAATGTTCGTGTGCGAAAAGAGATACTCGAAAACATTACTCTTTATGATGAATATGATATACGTGATGGAGAAACACCAGAAATTATTGCAGAAAAAGTATATGGTTCTGCAACATATCATTGGGTTATAATGTTATGTAATCAACGATATGATTATATTAATGATTTCCCATTACCATTATATGAATTAGAACAGCATATTACTGAAAAATATGGTGTTGGCAATGAATACGATATTCATCATTATGTTGATTCAAATGGAAATATTGTTGATTCTTCAAATCCTCAAGCCCTATCTGTTTCAAATTATGATTATGAAACTAATGAAAATGAAAAGAAAAGAAGAATTAAACTAATTGCACCTAATTTATTACAAACAATTCTCAAAAATTTTAAAGATAGTATATAATGAAAAATGATGAAGTAATACGCTTTGCCGGCGATATTAATATTGATAAGGCGCAAATTATTACTGCTACTGGGTTTTCGCAGGACATTAAAAACCAAGTAATGGCTATTGAATTTTATGAAGATATGTTTGCACCATTCATATCTGGACTAGTTGTAGTTAAAGAAACCTTAGACTATGCAAACTTATTCCCACTGATTGGTGAAGAATATATTACCCTTACTCTTAGAACACCGTCTTTTGAAGAAAAAAATATGACTATTGATGATCAGTTTGTTATTACTAAAGTAAAAAACAGAGCAAAATCCGGTGAAAGAAACTTATTATATGAAATTCATTTTATGTCACGTGAAGCTCTTGTTGATGTAAATAAAAAAATTAGCAAAGCATTTGAAGGAAAAGTTTCAGAAATTGCTCAAAGTTTTATTTTAGATAAATTACACGGTTTAGAGTCTAATAAAGATGTTTATGTTGAAGAATCCGCAAATGGTATTAAATACATTTCTAATTATTGGTCACCAATAACAAATTTAAATTATCTATCTCAGCTTGCAAAAAATTCAAGTGAATCTTCTGATTATATATTTTTTGAAAACAGAAGAGGGTTTAACTTTATGTCTATATCAAGACTATACAGTGAACCTGTTAAACAAAATTTTATTTCAGATGGATTCTTTAGAAAAGTTAATCAAGATGGGTCATCAACAAAAGATGTATTTGAAGAATACCGAAGAATAACAAACATAGAAGTTCCTGTTTTGTATGATTATATTGATCGTGCAAAAAGTGGAATGATGGCATCTAGACAAATTAAACATGATTTAGTTACTAAAAAATATACTGCTAAAAACTTTGATATGTTAGATGACTATGATGATTTCCCACATTTAAATCAAAATGCTCCTGTTTCATCAAGAAGTATTCGAAAATCTGTACAAAAAATGTTTAATTCTAATTCACATTATGGCGCATTTAACGGATATAAAGATACAACGGCTAGCAGAAGTATTCAACAGCGAGTGTCACAAATAAATTTAGCACAAATGCATAAAATACAAATTACTGTTCCAGGTAGAACTGACTATACAGTAGGGGATAAAGTTTATTTAGAATTAACAAAAAATGAAGTGGTTAAATTAACAGATGATGAAGATCAAAATTTAGATAAGATATTATCTGGAAATTATATTGTAAGTTCTTTAAATCATTTTATCACACGTGAAAATCATGAATGTGTATTAGAACTAATTAAAGATTCTTACATATTAAATTTAGAAGAAAATTTATAATGATGAAATTATATACAGGCGTTGTTGAAAATAGACAAGATCCTTTTAAACTAGGAAGATGTCAAGTACGTGTTGTAGGATTACATTCACACGATAAAACATATATTAAAACTGAAGATTTGCCCTGGGCATATCCACTTCAACCAATAACTTCGGCAGGAATATCTGGAATTGGGCATTCGCCTATAGGTCCAGTAGAAGGATCTTGGGTTATTGTTATGTTTAGAGATACGGCAGAACAATTACCTATATTAATTGGAACAATTGGTGGTATACCGCAAGAAGACGGTGCTATTGATGATGATAGTTTAGAAATGATTCTTAAGGAAGATGGATATCTTCCTGGTACAGGAGAAGAAACACTATCATCAAAAACGGGTGATCTTATAAAAAATACATCAGGTTCTCCTTTAGAAGAAACTACAGGGTTAGCTACA